CCGTATTTCTATTTGTAGCCGTTGCATCGTTTACAACGCCGCTTGCTGTTAATGGGCCATTTACTGATGCGATAGTTGCCCCACTGCCTGCGGAAGTAGAGGTGTATTTAATGGTGTGACCATGAGAATTTTGGATATGTGTGTGGGTTGGCATTTCATCAACACTAAGCACATGCGACTTTTCCCCTCCCATATTTCCTAAAGCATCAAATTCAGAGTCAGCTAAATCCAAGCCAACCGGAACTTTACCCCTTAGGTCCGGCAGGTTGAACGTTGTCGATCCATCCCCCGCCCCATAGATCGTACCGATCGCTGCGAATAGTTCTTTATAGATAGCCCTGGATACAGCCTGGCCCTGGCACAGTAGCCAACCGTTCGGTGCGCTCTTGCCAGCGTATTGAATTACCGCTCCAACAGGCCCAACAGACAGGTTCGTCAGCTTAACCCTTTTCGATTGTGCCGCCTCCAGCGCTTCAGAAACATCCCTGATCAGCAGCTCATCGTTGGGTGCTGGCTCGCTCAGCACGTTCAATTCACTTATTTTAACCATCATTATCTCCTTATTTAAGATCCATCCGGTATCAACGGGTATAAAAACACCGTCGTGCGCACCGCCTGGGTCGTTCCCAGCGTCTCATGCTTCAGTCCCGCCACCCGGTAATCGGCATCAATTCCCAGCTGGTCTGAGGTGTAATGCACGCGCCGCTCCACCTCCAGCCCAAACTGCACCTCTGGCCGCTGCTCGATTTGCAGCACCGGGAAGGGCTGTTCCTCGCTCAGGTAGTCGATCAGCAACCCGCCGATCCGGTCCAGCCGTGCCTGTTGCGCAGCGGTGATGTTGGCCATCACGCTCGAATAATAGGATGATCCGGCAAACAGCCACATAAAAACAGACCAGTACAGGTTATTCTTGATCACAAACTCGCCGTTGCAAAAGCCGGTCCGCTCACCACCATAACTGAACATCCGGTCCTTCGGCTCAAACTGATACGATCCGGCCGGGTCCAGCACCACCTCGTGCACGTAGCGGGTCACCCCGCTGCTGTTGCTGAAGGTCATGATCATAAAGTCCACCCCGTTAAAGTCCACCGTGCCTGTTACAAAAGATGAAATTGCCCGGTCCGCGTAGTTGCCCGTCGTCGAAGACCACACCTGCATATTTGTAAAATTATTGCCCGGCCAGCCGCCCACCAGCACTTTGCGTATTATCGTGCCATCAACCGTAGCAAAACGTAAGTGCCATTTCCCCTGTGCGGTCACGCTCGCCCCGGCGGGCACATCCACCCGCGGCGTGTTGTCGCCAAAGGGGCGGGGGGTGACGGAATAGCACCAGTCCAGCTGGTAGCCGTGCACCACCACCCGGTCGCGGACATATTCCCAGGGCAGGGGCAGCATCACATCACTCAATGTGTTCTCGTCCGTCAGTGTGATCTCCGCCGCATCCGCATCGTGGATGCTGTGATAGGCCAGGGTGCCGTCGGCCTCAGCGGCAATCGACCCCAGTGTTGCGCTGGTCAGACGGTGCAGCTCCTGCAGCGCATCTGTCGGCGGGATATACATGACCGCCAGAAAGGCGTCATTCGGGTCATTTTCACTGGCCTGCACATCGTAGGGATACCCGGCCAGGTCAGCGATGTTCTTGATCCAGCCCGCCACATCGTCCTGGTAGGCATCCGTGCCAATCTGCTCAATTTCCACCCCGTTCAGCCTGCCCAGCCCGTCTTCAAAATCCATATAGGCATTTTTGTTCCAGCCCACAGGCGTCAGGTTGGTCAGCGTACCGGCAAACAGGTCATAACTGACAAAACCCAGCGGCTCGGCAGGGTCATACACGGCCGCCTGGAAGCGCATCTGCTTACCGGTGCGCAGCTTGCCATACAGCGGCCCTGCCGTATTGTAAGGGTTGTAGCGCCCGCTGCTGTTATCCAGGGTCACCCGCAGCGTCCCCACCCGGTAGGGCTCAAACCCCTGCCCGCGTCCGCCGATCAGCCGCTCTCGGCCCCGGTCTGCGCTCCAGCGTACAATAAAATCCTCCTCGCTGCAGCCGTGACCAAACAGGCCCAGCCCATCCCAGTCCACAATCAACCCGTAAGTAATCGCCCCTTCAACCAGGCAGTACAGCAAAATATCCTCGCCGCCTTCGGTTTCCAAAACGTCGCCGCCCTCGGTTTCCAGGTAAAAGCAATGCTCAGTGTTCATGCGCCAATCATCTCCCTGCGCAGCACATCCCGAAACAGCGGGATCAGCTCACGCTCAGCCCAGGCCCGGTCAGCCAGGTTGATTGCACTGTGGATGTGCACATGCAGCTCGCCTGCAGCTTTTCCGCCGCCGCTGCGCACCTTCTCCACATCCCGGTGGGGCATCACGTACCCACGCTGATCCGGGATGAAGTACTCGTCGCCAAACTCACGCCAGCGGTACGCCTGCCCCGGGTACACCGGTCCGCCCGTCGCCGTGGCAAATGTGTTTACATGTCCTTGCCCTGGGACACCAATCCCTGCACCGATATTGCCCGCCCCCCCCCACGTCCCGCCCTGCGCCTCATACCAGGTCTGGATGATGTCAATTTTAATTTGGCTCGGCAGCCCGTGCAGCAGGTCGCTGATGTTCTGCACCTTACCGCCCCATTCGCCAAACATTTCTATGACTGGCGAAAGCTTTTCAGGGTAATCCTCAGCCAGTTGGTGTGCAAATTCCAATGCGGCATTGTACGATTCCGTGCTGAGCGCATTTTCCGCCCACAGCTTGGTCAAACTCGTATTCAAATCGACCAGCAGCAAATCAGAGGCAGTAAGTTTCTCTTTCGTGCCGTTCAGCTCGTCCAGCAGCCTGGTCTGCTCCTCTGCTTCAATCCCCAGCTTTTCCAGTGCCTCCCGGGCAATGTCGCTGGCGCCGCCGTACTCCCTGGCCCGCACCGCCGCCCGGTTTAAAGCGCGCTCGTGCTCGTCGATCGCGTCCGTGGCCTCATCAGTGATCTCAATGCCCGTTTCGGTCTGATCGTAATAGCTCTTCATCACTGCCGCACTGTACGCGTAGGCAGATCCCAGGTCCTTTTGTGCCTTTTGCTGCTCCCACTGTTCTCTGGTCAGGATCACGGTTTTACCCAGCGTATCTGCCAGGAGCACGCCATACCCGCCCGTCACACCCGCCAGGTTATCGATCTGGTTTTCAACCCCCGCCATCGATGCACGGTAGTCTTCGTATGAATCTGAAGCCTCCAGCGCCGATTGCGCCATTTCCTGATGATCGGCAATCAGCCGTTTTCGTTCATTCGCCTGGTGGACCATGGCCGCCGTCACCGCGTAGATCCCGGCGGCATAAATCCCCAGTCTTCCAGCGGACGTGCCCAAAGCCTTCGCCAGCGTTGTGGCCCAGATCACCGCCTGCCCGCCCACCAGCAATAGGGGGCCCATCACGGCTGTCGCTGCGGTCATATCCCCGATAAACCCGGCTGTGGTGGGTTTCATCCCCTTCAATTTGTCATCAAACTTGCCGATGAACCCGGCCGCATCGTTCAGCTTATCCCCCCAGCCTGCCAGCACCGGCTCCAGTGCGCCGCCCTCGCTCACCATCTCGCTCACCGTGCCCAGCAGGTCCTTGAACCCGAACACAGCCGTGTTCAACGCAGGCGTGAAGTGCTGCCCGGCCTCCACCGCAATATCGTTCAACATCCGATTGAAGCTGCCCATCTGTTTGAAGCTGTCACCCATGGCCGCTTCATAGGTCCCGGCGATGGTGGTGCCGTACTGCGTCACCGCGTTCACCCGGGCCTGCACCTTTTCCTGCTCGGTCAGTTCGGTCACACTCTTGCCCATCCCCTCAGCCAGGCTGCGATAGGCCGAATCCATGTCAAGCGTCATATTCATCGAGCGGAACATCTGAGAATTGCCGGTGATCAGCGCATCCGTCAGGCGCATCATCGTTTCGGTACTGTTCTCGCCCGAAATCACCGCCTGGTCCTGCGCGATCCGGGCCAGCGTGGCCGCATCCCCCAAATCCAGCTGGGCGGTGATGAACTTGCTGATGATTTGCTGGGCGGCTGCTGATTCAATCCCCATGCCCTTAACCGCCGCCGCCTGTTCCTGGACAAACTGTGATGTATAGCCCGCACCCTTTGCCAGCTGGTCATTCGCCAGCTTCAGCCCGTCCACCCGGGCGGCAGCCATGGCCGATGTGGTGATAAAGCCCACCAGGGGCGTGGTCACGCCATCGGTGATCGCCAGCCCAGCCTTGCGCATCCCCTTGCCGGTTTCCTCCGCCACCTTGCCCAGGTTGCCCAAATCGCCAAAGGCCTTCTTAAACTCGCCCGAAGCCTTGTTGCTCGCCTTGATGATGATCTCTACGATTGATTGACCCATTAGTCATTCCTTCTTGTCACTTATGCCTATTTTGTCACCTGTGCCCGTAAGGGTATTGCGAGCACCTTTGTCATTGCGAGCGAAGCGAAGCAATCTCTCATCAGATCGTCACCTTCGCTTTACGCAGCCACTTGAACAGCTGCTTTTCGGCTTCATTCAGCTGGGTAAGATCCTTCACGGCCATCCCGCGCCACTTCTTCACCAGCTGGTACACTTCCTCGCACATCACGGCCCGTCCCATCAGCCTCGCATCCTGGTCCAGGTATCCGCCGCCCTCGGGCAGGCAGCCAAACTGCCTGCACATCCACAACACTTCCAGCTCAAACGGCGGCGGACTTTTCCCGGCGGCCGCATCCGCCGCCTGCTGGATTAGTTTTTTTCCAGTACCTTCAGCCCTTCCATGTGCCGGTAAACGCTGTTGCACACTTCCATCACCAGCACGGCCACCCGGGGGTCGTCCACCTGCTCCAGCGGCGTGTCCAGGGCAAAAAACGCACAGTCCCAATCGCTGATCAACCCCAGCTTCACGATCACAGCCCACAGCTCCAAAAACATCATCTGGCTGTTGTGGATGGCGGTAGAAAACACGCCCCAATACTGCAGGCTCTGCTGCACTGTCACCTTTTCGGGCAGGCTATAGCTCACGCCCAGCTCTTTGATTTCCTGTTTCATAAGGCTGCCACCTCGTTCACCAGCACCATCTCAAAGAAGCTGGCGCTCTCGGCGTTGTAGCGGCAGCGCAGGGTGCCCGTGATGATGTCATCGCCGTCATCGTCGCCCAGGGGGTCAAACTTATCCCACTTCGCGGCTGCGTCAACGATCAGAGTCTTGTTGGCATAATCGGTGCCCTCGGTGGTCAGCTCGCTGCCCTCACACACCAGGCGGATCAGCCGGGGAACGCTGGCGCGCCAGTTCTCGCGCTCGGCAGCGGCCACGGAGGCCGTCATCTCCAGCGTCAGATTCAGCATGATCTCCGGCTTGCGCTGCTTGATGTTGCTGTAGGCCAGCGACCCATCCGCGGTGAACAGGGCCTGCCAGCCGGTTTCCACGTTCAGTGTGGCATTGGTCAGCACCACTTCCGCCTGGTTGGCGCCAAAGGCCCCGTCCTCATCATCGATGTAGATCTTTGAAAGGTTGAACATCATCTCTTCCACATCCGGCACGGTGGCAACCACAAACCCGTCCCCATCTTTGGCCACTTCCTGGGTTTCCCAGTTTACGGTCAGCATCCAGGCTTCGTTGCGGGCGCCTTCCAGCGCAAAGCTCTTCACGAACGCCCCGCCGGTCTTATCCACCGCCGCATTGTCGCCGTTCTTGATGTGGTAGGTCTGCAGGTCATCGGCATCCACCGCATCATCCGCCGCAATCGGCATGGTGTAGGTGCGGATCTTGCCGCTCCCTGCCCCGTCATCCGCGGGGGTTGCCCGGGCAATGCCTGCATCCAGAATGTGGCCCAGCTGCTCAAAGGTGGCCGGTTGGCTGGGCATGTTCAGCTCACCGCGCAATTGCGGGAAATACTGCCGGTCGGTGCCGCCAAAAATGCCAATATCCTCCTCCGGGAACACCGAAACCCGCTGATCGTCCAGCAGGCCCAGCCCGCGCCAGTTGAACCAGCTGGCCCCCGGCGTACCGATCGCCGATTCCCGGTTCATCTGGAGCTGTCGAAATGTTTTGATACCATAATCACTCATTGTAAAATCTCCTTAATCAATCAATTGTTTAGTCATTGCGAGACCACGTAGGGGTCGAAGCAATCTCATTCATCCTGCGAAGGTTCAACCTGATCATCCTCCAATAAAACCTCCAATTCTCCTAAATCGGTTTCCACCTCTACTTTAAGGCGAGCGAGGTCAATCTTATCGCTATCAGCTTTCAGCTTCATCGTCCCCGAGCGAAGCGAGTGGGATGAGCTTTCAGCTAATGCATACAGCCCGCTCCCCACCAGCACATCCGGATCCAACCCCAGCCCCTCAACCTCGTCTTTGGTCAAATCCCTGGCCGGAACCTTCTTCAAAAACCCATTTCCTAAATATTTCAGCATCACCACAGCCTTCCTGTTAAATTTATCTGTCATAGTTTCACCAAATTTCAAGCTGGGCGGGCTCAACCCGCACCAGCGCAGTGCCAAGCGCCATGAGGCGCTGGCCCAACCATGCTCTATGCACTAACGGCTATTCTTTCCACTTCCTTCACCTCCAAATAAAAATTCACACCCGTGTACGTCCGATCGCCGTACATCATCGTTGCCGGGCCTTCATAGAAGTTCCCGTTCGGATCAGGGATCATCTGCGCCACCGTCCTGCCCAGCGTGATGTGCTGGGCCAGCTTGTTCCGCACCGCAGCGATCAGCGGCACCGCCTGGCCAACCCCCTCCGGCAGCAGCGCCACGCTGACGAACAGGCTCAACTGCACCCGGTGAAAAGCCACCGCCGGGCTGCCCATGCCGTAGGACTGCGATCCGCTTACCGGGAACCAGATCAGCGTCGGGCTGGCCACGATCTGCCCGGGCAGGTCATCATAAGCCCGCACCTCCGTGATTCCGCTGATCTCACTCAGCACCCCGGTCAATTCATCCTTCCAGTTTTCAATCGTCATAATGCCTCTTTTTTCTCCTCCCCCTCTTTAGGGGGGAGGTCGGGAGGGGGGTCTTACTCCGTCAGCTTCTCCACAATCCTCTCAACCGCCCGCTCAAACTCAGCCTTGATCTTCGGCTCCGCCTCACTCAGCCCATCCCGCATGTAATGATGTCCCTTCAACCCGCGCCGTGAGATCGCCCTGGCAATCATAAACGTGACCCGCTCCGCCGTCGCACCCTTCAATCCCAGCTTGCGCACCACCCAGTAATGCAGGTTGGCCATATTCGGCCAGTGGGGGTCCGCACCCTCTTCCATCACCCGGGCATAGGGCACATACGCGCCCACCACGCCTTCCACCTGGGTCACCACCCCGCCGCCCTGCACCTTGCCCGTGATGCTCGCCCGCAGCCTGCCCAGGTTCACCGGCGCCTTCTCCCGAGCCAGCTTGGCCACTGTCTCCACCGAAATGCCCATCGCCGCCCGGAACTCATCCACCGCGATCTCGTCAAACTGCCCGAAGCGGTCCATCAGTTCCTGCAAGCCCTTAATCTCGATCGAAACGTCCATACTTCCTCCGCCTCCCCCTTTAGGGGGAGGGTAGGGTGGGGTTATCCCACACCTGTCTTTATGTACCGGCTGATCTTATCCTCCGCCTCCGGATCCCAGCGGCCCACCCACAGCATCTGCCCGCCCACCTCCAGGCCGCCGCGTGTATCCACGTAACCCTGCTGCGTCCGTGCCAGGTCCCGCACCGCACTGATCATCGCTGCCTGGCTGATGTCAAATGGCGGCATCCATAAATAAATTTCATCCGCAGGGTCATGTGCTGCCGCAACACTGCCGTTCATGGCACGCACCACGCCAACCGCATTTTCTGCCGCATCCACATCGATCACCAGCATCATCTCGCTGCCGATCTTAATCAGCCGCCCCAGCTGCAGCGCCGTGCCCATCACATACCGATTCTGTTTATCAGCCTCGCTCACCTCGATGGCTGTCGATGAAATTTCCAGTTCACTCTCCAGGGTGATCCCGCTCGGCTCCCAGCATGCAGCCCGGTCATCGGTAAAACCCCATTCACCTACAATCCGCACCGACCGCATTCCCTGCGGAAAGCCCATCCTGCTGCCATCCTGGTTCAGGATGATCATGTTGTAGCTCCACGGGCTGTTAAAGTTCTCAGAAACGGCACCATAATAATCATCTGCGGCCAGGGTGGTGTAAGTCCTTCCGCCATCGGTGCTCACCGCCACGGCATTTATTGAGATCAGGTCGTCAATCCACAGCACCCCGTTGCCAGAACCTGCATAATAGCGCGTCTCCATCCGTGGGTAAAAATGACGCTTGCAGCGGCGGTCAATCGCCCGGCTCACGCTCGCGCAGCGCCGGTATAGCGGGTCGTCATACTTCGTTGTCGTCGACCGGATCAAATCCGGTGCAGCAGATTTAATTTCAGCAGGTGTGATGTAAAGGTTCATCGCTCACCTTATCCATAAATCAAATCTCGATACCCGGCGGGTCACAATCGGCGCTGGGATCACGGGTTCAATCATCAGCACCATCGGCACCGGTTCGATGATCTCCGGTTCGGGTTCGGCAAAGTATTCATCACACATCTCAGGCTGCATCCAGGGCGCTTCCTCGCAGATCTCATCACTGGCTGGCCCCCAATTCGGGTCAATCGGGTACCCGGCATCAATCGGGTAGCCTGTATCATCAAAAGCCAGCGCATCCATCGGGTTGATCAACAACACCCCGATCACCACCGTCACCAGGATAACTGCCGCTGCCACCACACAACTGTATAAAATCGCACCAATCGTTTTCACCTCAAACCTCACTTCCTGCTAATCCCGTCATTATCAGATTTCATATACAGCTTCATCTATCTTCCTCAGTGCTAGCTTTTAGTTTTGTGGTTGATGGTCCTGGCTTCTTCCTGGTTGTCGTTTTTGGCTTCGGCGTGTCTTCAACTTCCTGGTAGGGCATCTCTATAACTTCAACCAGTCCTGCTCCAGCGTAATGTTCTGCGCGCACATCATCCCAGCCCACAACAATATCCCCCGGGTGATAATCTCGTCCGGTTCTGGCATCCATAAATGAGGTCACTGCCCTCACCACACTTTCAGCTTTCTTTTTTGTTGCCATTTTCTGTACCTTCCTAATACCTGTTACCTAATTCCTTCTTCCATATTCCTCACCGTTAATATTTCTTTTTGGCCGCCCAGTTCACCCAGCGTTACTTCCATGCTTTCACCATGCCGCACCACTCGTATAGGCAATTTCCCATTCACTGGGTCTGGTAGCGCCTCCACTCGGTATAAATCATCCTTTTCCGGGTCAGGCCAGATCACTTGCGGCCATGGTTCATAGGTCTGATGGCCGCACACCACGCCCAGGTCACACCGCTGGGTGAAACCCAGCCGTTGCGCATCCAATGCCAGCATCCAATCACAGCTCACGGCCTGGGGCGTTCCGGGCCACAAAGAGAATGTAATTAATTCCAGCACATGTCTTTTGATCAAAGTACATCCCTGGCCCACACCGGCCACATCCACCACCTTGCCCCAGGCAGCTCGGGCTGCGGCAGGGTCTTTGCTGATACTTTTTCCTGTCAGCCCTTTCAGATCTGTATATGCGCTCCACTCCCTTCGTCCATGGCGCCAGACATACAACCCATAAGCAATGTCAGCCCCCGTTGCTGCCAGCCTGTCCACCGTGTCCGTCGGAATGATCATGTCACACTCAACCGTCAACAAGGCGTCAAATCCCATTCTCAACACCAAATCTCGGGCAATGTTATAGTTATGGGTCACATTTTCATACGGATATTCGTAGGGGTTATCCCATCCCCTCAACCAGTAATCAATCCCAATCGTCTCTGATCTCAACTTAAATAAGGATTGCACAGTCCTGCCCCACAAACGCGGCATCGTCGGGCTCATCGGGCAAAATACCAGCACATTCTTAATTGGGGCGGCCTTATCCAATCTCATGTCCTTCCATTTTTAACCCAACAAACGGGTTTAAACTGTATACCCGGCATCCAAACACCTCGACTAGCTTATTTCGCACAGACATTGTTTGCGGTAGGATCTCTCCCAGCCACAAGCGGTAATCTTTTCCTCGTCGGGCATTATCAACCATCTCCTCGTCCTGGGTCATATACGCACCCATTCGAGTCCGTCCGTCCAGAGTGCCGCAGTCATGGCCGCAAAGAATGATGTTCGCTGCGCCCATCACGGCAGCCACGTGCATCGCACTCGTGATCGTGCTGTAACTCACTACAATCTTTCTGCTTCCCTGCTCGATCACGCTCAGATCGATGTTTGTTAATCCGTTATTCGCATGGTCAAATACATAATCCGGTGGTGGGTTCAACCCCATGCGGAAAGTTGCACAGTTATAGCGGCTTGCTATCAAAGGGATGCCAGTCTGGTCTGCTTCATCAAACATCGCGGTCTCTTTGCGCAACAGGCAGTCCGTCCTGAAGCGCCGAAATACCTGGTTCACCCCGATCGTGATCTTATTCTCAAAAAATGTCGGATCCACATAATCCATTGTGGGGCCAGCTGCCACGATCCATATGTCCGCACCGCGATATTTCCCAGCCAATTCATAGACGTTTTTCATACGTTTGTCACCACCTGGGCGGCTAAGAGGTCATGCCGCCCAGGTTCATAAAGATTCTAAAAGATCGGCCTAATAGACGATCTCATCAACCGTTGACACATCGAAATTGCTGGCGGGCATATAGCGTGGGTCTGCACCCAGCACCAGCACGCCTGAATCAACTGCATCCACACTGATCGTCATCAGACCGCGTACAAAGCGATAGCCATCACTCAGCTCGGACGCCTTCACCACCACGATCACCTGCTTATCATCGTCTGTTCCTGCGGCCGTCAGTTGGGTGATCGCCTTACCGCTCAGGTCCTGCACACCTGCCCCGGCGGCACTCGTCGCTTCCTGCAGCTTAAAATCAACCTTGGCGCCGCTTGCAAATGCGCCCACCTGCACAACAAACGCCAATTGATCAAACTGCTTCATATCGACATAACCAGTCCCCAGCGTGCCTGTCCCATGGGCACCGGGGTCAATAGCACCCAGAACCGCCACTTTTTCAGTAAATATTGTTGCCATTTCAAAACCTCACTTTTTCTAATTCATTCCCCCCTCCCCCTAAAAGGGGAGGGTAGGAAGGGGGTGTTAGCTCAACACCACGAAGGGGCTTACCTCGGTGGCACCATCAGCTAATTTAATTTTGCTATCCAGCCAGGGTTGGCCGTCGATCGCTTCAACTGCCCGGAACACTGTCTGGTTCGTCCGGAACTTGTGCTCACGGCTGATGTCCATTGTCACCGCCTGTCGATCACCCCACAGGTACCAGCTGTAATCGATCAGACACACATCACCTTTAGTGCCCAGCACCGGCAGTTTTTCGGTAAAGATGATTGGCCATCCCAGTAATGTCGTGGCGGGGCCTGCTGCCGCATTCGGCTGCCAGATCTGACCCGAAGCGCCATCGATCATTTGGAACAACTGCGGCATCACAGTCTGGCTCATCAGCCAGATGGGTGAACCGCTCAAAATAACCTTGCTCGCCATCGACACCGCATCCACAAATTTGAATTTAGATGCTGTGTTCCGGCTTACAGTGGCTGTTGCAGGAGCGTTCAAAATACCCAACGGACGACCCCCACCCGTTCCGTTCAGCGAGTCATAGTCCTCTTGCCAGCCCAACGCACCGCCAAAGCTGCCCGGACCAGCCAGGAAAGCCTCAACCGAAATCGCTGAATCCCGCAACAGACCGTTGGGGATCTCAGTATAGCCAGCCAGTTCCTTGGCCTTCAGCTCAATCATCTTAAAAGATGGTTCGCTGGCCGTAATGTCGACATTTTCTTCGGTGTAGTATGTGCGCACCCCACCAAAGAACCCGCTCACCCCGGCTTGGGCCAGTGAGTAATCCACTGCTGGGAAGGGCACCGAACGCGATCCCATCGGGACGATCCGTGCACGCGGGCGCATGAAGCTCGCCTCTGCCCGTGTTTGCAACAGGTTGCCAAGTGGCGCTTCAGGGATCAAAAACCCGCCGTCCACGCCGATCTCTCCCGCCATAGCCTTAGTGACCAGCAATTTCTCCAGTCGTGGGTCATGGGCGTGCTTGGTGTACCAGTCGTTCATCGCCTTCACATAATCGGAAAAGCGCTCAAACCCGGCTTCCTCGGTCTTCCTTCGCAAACTTTCCTTCTCAGCCGCCAGCTGTGCTTTGGCCATCCGTTCCGCAGTTTCCTGCTCGAGCTGCATCAGCTTCTCGGCCCGTTCGGCCTCTTTTTGGATTTGTTCGGCCTGCTGCAGGTAAGCGTTCACCTGCTCCTGTTGAGTGTCGGTCATCTCACTGGCCATCAGCTCCTTGGCCCGAGCTAAAATCTGTGACGCCTCGCGGTACTTCTCGTCCAGTGTTTTTCGATCAAAAGCATTATTCATTTCAACCTCCGTAGTCTGGCCATCGCCAGATCAATTTCTAATTGTTTAAGTTTCATCGCCATCTCCCTGGTTGGTGTGAGTGCATCTTCATGCGGCTCGGCACCACCATCCGAGTTAGTTTCATCATCATCTTCTTCTTTACTATCAGCTATCAGCTTTGAGCTATCCGCTTTAACCGCCGTCGTCACCGTCGCCGGGTTCATCCCCCACGTCACCGGCGAATACTCCCACAGCTTCAGCTCCTTCAAAATCCGATAAGTATCCTCTTCCTCGCTCTTCAGGTACTCAAACTGCAGCGTATCAAACCCGATCGACCATTCATCCATCGCACCGGCCTTATACAGCGCATACGTTTCTCTGCCCTGCTGCACATCCATCACAAACTGCGTCCGGGCAAAAAGCCCGCCCGTGGCCTCCGGATACAGCGCCAGCAGCTCAGGTGGCAGCATATCGCGGGTGTGCTCCACCAGCGTCAGCGGGGTCCCGATAACCCGGTCCCACTTGTGTTGGTGCAAAACCCGGATCTTACGTGCTCCCTGCGGGCCGCGCTCCTGGATCGTCTTCGCAAACGCCCCCATCTGGATCACATCCGGTGGGCTGTCCAGGTCTTTGATCCCCATCAGGCTCACATACGCCTCCACGATCCCCGTCTCAGCATCCATGCTCTTTGTAAAGCTCGGAAATATTTTTGTCGTCATCTGTTTGTTATCCATAATCCCTCCGTAGGGGCAGACCTCCGTGTCTGCCCTTCTAATCACCAATCACCGGCTGCATCACACACCGGCAGTTCGGGTGCAGCGGCGGCCAGTACACATCGCCATAATCCATCACCAGCCGTTCCTGGCCCACATACATCTCGCTCCCGCCCTCAAACCACGCCTCGCCAATCGCAATCTGCTTCCCGTGCATCTCATTGCAAAACGGGCACAGACGTTCATCCAATGCCGCATACCACTCGATCTGCGTGATCCCGTTCTGCTTATACCCCTCCACCAGTCCTGCGTTCGAACTCCGGATCGTCTCGCTCCGCGCAATCATCTCCGCCCGCAGGTCAGACCAGCCGCCATACACCGCCTTCAGCTCATCCATCAGCCGCACCGTGGACCAGCCCTCACCCTGTGCGGCCAAAATCAGCCGCTTCACATCTTCCATCGTCGTATCGCTGATCCGCTGCGCAAATGCAAACGAGTGGCTCCGGATAAAATCGGCCACCGCCGGGTTTTCAATATCCCAGTCGATCCCCACCGAGCCAATCCATGCGCTCAGCTGCTCTTGCATCAGTCCCATCATCAGCGGTAAAAATTCCGTCTGCCATTTCTTCACCGATTCAACCGCCATGAAGGTCGCAATCGCCGTCAAAATCGCTTCAAAATCAATCGCCTTGATCGACTTGCCCTTCATCCCGTTGATCCGCCCCTCGATCTCGCGCTCTTCCTCCTCGAACAGCCTGGCCGCAGTCCGCTTGAACTGCCCCTCCCATTTCCTCGCCACCCGATCAAACGCCTTCCAAGCTGAAGCAGCATCAAGCTGCATCAGCGAAGTGCCAGCGTCAGGAGACGCTGGCCAAACTGAAGAACCATCTGTTTTTTTTATTCCTCTCTCCTTTAGGGGAGAGGTTAGGAGAGGGGTCATCTTCCTACTCGCATCTCCCGCCCCATCATCCACCGCCTCGCTCATCAGCGGCCGGTACAGCACATCGCCCACACCCATCGGCAGCGGGCCCAAACCCACCTCACGCCTCGCCTCATTAACCGTGATCCATCCGCCAATCACCGCCTGGTTTGCCCTGGCAAATCGGTTCGTGCGGTCATCCTGCAGCGCCACCACGTTGCTGTAATCCGCCACGATGATCACGTCTTCATCCATCTCATCCGATAATGCCAGGGTCAGCGCTTCGGCCAGCTTCGTCGTTGTCGGGATGATGTTGTCCTCCCACAGTGCCCGCCTGGCCAGCGCATAGTTTGAATATGTGGCCGCATCCAACCCGGCCTTCACGCCAATCAGCACCGGCGGTACCTTGAAAGCTGCACAGATCCTTGTCTCAGAAATCGCCCGTAGGTCCGGAAATACCATCTGGTCCAGGTTCAATCCCGTCTGCTGGTACTCCGCATCCGCATCCAGCACCATCACCTTGTGCCAGTTAGCCTCACCAGAATACTGCTCTCCGATCCGGCTCTGGATCCGCCTCACCTCGCCATCATCCAAAATATTCTTCGATTTAATAATGCCAGATGGCACCGCGCCGTTTTTGAAAAACTGCTTGATAAACGTGGTCTGATTATTGTCATTATCCGCATCAGCGGCCGCAGCCATCAATGGCGGATGCCCTCTTCCCATCCCGCCGTGCGGATCATTCGGGTTCGGGTACTTGATGTGGATCACGTCCTCCGGCAAAAAATACAGCTTTTCGCCCGTCTGCGTGATATAGGCATAACCCAAGAGAGCGTTTGCCTCAAAGATCGACTTTTTCCCGTCCACCACGGCCGACATCAAATCCGGCCTCGGCAGCCACATCGCTTTTGTATTAACACCTTCTCGTTCTCGGATGATGTACGCGTTCCCGTCCAGGTTCAAATACGTGATCAGCGTCTCCAAAAAGTCATAATGGCTCTGCCATGGGTTCGGAAAGTCCAGCAGGTCCTGGATCGGGTTATCTTCCTGGATTTCCGTCTGCCCCTGCCCCAGCCGCTTATGCACCTGCAGCCGTGCGCTCGGTGCCGTCCTCGCAATCTCACGCACCGCCGAATACACCACCGCGTTGCGTTTATAACCCTCTTCGCAATACGTGTTGAAGTCCACCAAACGGGTCACTTCCACCCCGTTTGAGCTGATCGATGTGATCGCATACTTGCGCGGGCTGATCGTCTTGACCCATCGCGTCACCGTCTCCAAAAAAGTGCTGCGCTTCTGTCGTGCCATTAAAATACGCCGCTCCTTCCGCCTCGGGCCAGTTTGTTATATGCACCCGCAGCCGCATCCACCTGGTCGTCGTGCACGCCCTTCGGGAACATCATCAGCTCTTCCATAAATTTTTGATTCCATTCCGCACGCACCAGGTGCACCAGACCGGCCTCGCAGGCTGTCGAAAGCGCCATCGCTCGCACGTCTTTACTCTTATTGCCCACTGGGTCAGCGATAATCCCACGGCCCTGCATCTCTTTCACCGTGTTGGCTGCCGCTTCCTTACCGGCTGCCCCGGGCTCCACCTCCTGGTAAGTCTTCACCACCGGTCCTTCCCGTTCCCCATCAGCATCGATCATCTTGGCCATCGTTTGGTTGCGCACATAAAAACTCAGCTGCTCCCGCTTCACATGCTCGATGTAAAAATGCTTATCATTCGTCATCGCCATCAACACGCCAGCTGAATAGTCGCCGCCCCCCTCCGTCCCGGCCTTATCCCAGTACCGCACTCGGGCGATCACCTTGCCTGGGATCCGGTCAACAACGTCCACCCACTCCGGCTTGAACATCGCCCCCTCACGCTGGATCGGGCTCTGCTGATACAGCGAAATCCAATCATGCGCACCCACATTCGTCTGGATCCGCAGTAAATCCTCCTCAGAATACTTCTCCGGCCATAACGCCTCGCCCGGCTTCCGTCCCAACGGATCCTCTTTTTGCACCCACACCCCGTTCAACAGCATATCCCTGAAATGCACCGGCCAGGGATCTTCTTCTTCTGTCATTGCGAGCGAAGCGAAGCAATCTCCCCTATCACCCGTCGCCTGTGCCCGTGAGGGTATCGGTTCCCCGTCCCCCTGCCGAAGCTGGGCGGGCTCAACCCGCTCCAGCGAAGTGCCAGGGCTTGTCCCCGAAGCCTGCGGAGCGGGATCATGAGAACCTGGCCATATCGCCGGTAAATTCACCACCTGCCACTGATCCGCCATCGGGTCGCTCGCCATCTGCTGCAGCAACCGACCGGCCAAATCATCCGGATGCCAGCGGGTCATAATCAGCACCACCGCGCCGCCATCCTCCAAACGGGTATAAGCCGTAGAAGTCCACCAGTCCCATACGCGGTCACGCTGGGCCCGGCTCTCTGCCTCTTCACGTCCGCGCAAGGGGTCATCCACCACCATCAAATGCGCACCCGTACCCGTGATCCCGCCGCCCACACCGGCCGCCACCACACCGCCTCTGTGCGGGTTCGCCAGGTCCCACGCCGTCACCGACCGGCTGTCAGAAGACAGGTCCACCGGCGCATCCACCGATGATTTCATCCCAAACACAGCCCCATAGCGTGGGTCCATCACCAAATCACGTGCGCCGCGGCTGTTCGCATTCGCCCGGTCGCCGTTATACGAAGTCAAAATGATCCGGGTATCCGGCATCAGTCCCAATAACCATGCTGGGAACTGCCGTGAGCACTGCTCCGTCTTTCCGTGCCGGGGCGGCATTGTGATCATCAATCGGCCGATGCCCTCCTTCCCTCGGCTGCGGATATAATCAGCCACTTGCTCCAGGTACAGCCCCACCAGCCGGTGATGCCGGTACCCGTGATACCATGGGCTCACATACTCCGAAAAATCCACCAGGTGCCGCCTGGCCAGCGTCCGCTTTGCCAGCTCAGCCTGAGCAATAGCAGGATCTATGACCTGTAATAACTCAGCCACGATTACCGCCTTGTAAATCAGACTCAAGCTGGGCGGCCTCAAGCCGCACCAGCACAGTGCCAAGCACCATAAGGCGCTGGCCCGCCTGGGCCACCTGTGGATCAATTGCCGTCAACATCTCAGGCATCCTCTTGCCCGTCCTCCGTCTCAAGCCGAGAACCATCAAGGTTCAAAGTCCCCTTTTCGGGGATCGGCGCAGTGCCGACATCAGGAGATGTCGGCCCACTATCAGCTTTCAGCTTTGAGCTTTCAGCTTCCTTATCCTTCAACCGCTCCGTCAACCTGCGCAGCTCTTCGTCACTCAGCTCGCTCAAATCATCATCCGAGACCTTCTTCATCCCCATGTCCACCTGCGAACGGGGCACATAATCCCCGATCATCTCAAAAAACAGCTTCCGGTCTGCATGCCCCTTATAATCCGGATCGCTCGCCACAGCAATCAACGCCTCGATCACATCTCGCCGATGCTCATACAGCGGCTCCGTTTGCATCACCGAGATGATCTCATCGATCGCCGGGTTCTTCTTCCGCCAGGTATAAATCACCCGCGGCGACTTCAATCCCAACACCTCCGTGGCCAGCTCCGCCACGGTTCCAGGCCACCTGGACCCCCTCGGGCTGGCTTCCCACGCAATATACGCCGCCACCCGCCACGAAAAGCCCAGCTCCTTCAGCCGCAAATAGTCAGAAAACCAAGCATTATTGTCACTGCGAGCTTGCGAAGCAGTCTCCTGCCCAGCCTCCAGCGCCTGCATCGCCGCCATACTCATCCGCATCACCTCATCGCGGCTTAAACCCGCCTCTTCCTCCGGCTCGGGCAGGTCTAACCCCAGCGCCAGCTGCTCCAAATCCTTTGGATCATTTTTCCTGATCACGGTCTTTAACCAGTTCCTCTAATCGCCGCTCCAGCTCGCTCACCCGCACCTTCAGCTCGGCGTTTTCACTCTCCAGTGCCTCGATCTCGCGGTCTTTTTCCGCCAGCTCCCTGCGCAGATTTCGGATTTCGTCTTGCATAGTGTTCGCCTCTATGTTCTTCTGCGTGAGCTCCCTCTCCAGGCGGTCGATCTTCCCCTCCAACCGGCCGATTTCACATACCAGGCCGCCATTCTCACGCTTCAATTCACCAAATTGTTTCCGAAGATCATCCATCTGCTCGTTGGATTGCTCCACCAGCTGGCCTGCCGTCTCCGCAAAAATCTTTGAGACCTCCGCATTGTATTTCTGGCGGTTCGCCCACGCGTTAAACGCCGCAGTCAGCAAACTGCCGGTCAACAACATCCCCACCAATTGCAGCCAGACTGGCATCGCTTAGAACGGGCCGTCAGAGTGTGACTTGCCGATCACTGGAACCTTGCCGCCTGAAAACACGACATGTGTGCCTTTGGAAACCCAATTCTGTATAATAAAGGCAAAAATCAAGCTCAAAATCTCAGCGATCTGCGCCAGGGTAGCATCCAAACCGGCCACCTCGAACTCCGGCGCCACGATCCCGGCCACAAACAGCCCGATCAATCCCGCCAGGTTGAGGCCGGATGCCCAGACCCCCGCCTGGCCGTCCTTCACCACGCCCAACGTCTTCAGCACATTGATCACCACCGCGATCAAAGCCGCAAACCCGCCCAGCGCCATCAACTGTTCAACAAAACCCAATAACCCTTCCATGTTTCTTTTCCTTTCCCAATACCTGATACCTGATACCTGATACCTGATATCTATCCTTAAACAAAATCCCACTGCCACCGGGGCGTCGGGGGGACCGTAGAGGGCAAACCACCGCCGGTGACAGGGCGCTCATCTCCTGTCGTGGTCCGAACTGCATCGGACCTGCAACTATAGTTTAAAACATCCCCACACCCGCGTCAATCGACAGCCCATTCGAACCAGCCACCCCCTACCAGCTGATACACCCACAAGACCCCCGATCGCTCGGGGGCCTTGTGAGTAATCGCTTTTTTTGCTTTCTCGCTCATTCAATGTACGAATTAACCAACACCTCCAGTTCACCCATAAACTCGTTAGATTCAACACCATCAGGATATTTCTCTAACAACGGCTCAATTTCGCGGATCAGGCTTTCCAGCTGATCATCTGTTAAATCGCCCATCTCCTCAAAATCGCCAACCTGAAGATCAAAAAACTTTTGCTCTAACCATCGCCTGCGATTGTGTGCCATTTGCGTATCTCCTTTTAGTTGATTTGCTAACACCGCCAGTGCCATCTCCACTGCAGCGGTTTTTGTGATGCCAGTTGCCTGGGTGATGATCTCTAAGCTCTCCAACGCTTGCTCGCTGATCCTGTATGCTACCGAAGTTTTTTTTGTCATCTTAGTAGGCCCCATCGTATCGCATTAGGTTGAGGCTGCCAGCTTCTCCAGCCTTGATCATATCGATCAACCTGCTGGCTTCGCCCTTGGTTAATTTTTCCTCAACGTCATAACCCAGACTGCGAATATAGCCATACTGTCGGCTGGTGGCTGGCTCGTCACGCCAGTGAGTCTGTGTTGTGGTTGGAGGTTGAATCACTTCGTTGATAATGTGCCCATGCTTTGTGTCATATGCCAGGGCTGCAGCATACTGCTCTGAGGGCAAAGTAACCTCTTTTGCATTAATGATTTTGTTGATATCGCGATTATCAAAATACTTGCCATATCCGTCCTCGAGCGTATTGAGCGATCTTACACTGGCGGTCCTATAAAAATCGTTGGTGTCTCGGTTTTTCACTATGATGTTCATGTTTTCTCCTCATCTATATGCTCACTATACATAGTATAGCAAATTACTATACGCTTGTCAATACCATTTTTCGATTATAGGGAAACTCTAATGTTATGTTCTATAATATGTTCTATTCTTAACCCACAAGACCCCCGATCACTCGGGGGCCTTGCGTCCAAAAGAGTAAAAGGAGTCTCGAAGGAGGAAAACCACGTGTCGTGCCTGACAATCTAAACTTACATCACCCCAGTCTCCCTGTCAATCGACAGCCTATTCGAGCCAGCCACCACCTATCAGCTACTCCCTATCCGCTATCACCCTGATCAGCATCGGTAAATACTCCCCGATCGTCTGTGTCGCAATCGCCGTCTCCTCGCCCGCCAGCTGCCACAGCAAAAAACACGCATCCGCCGCCAGCACTCGTGGTTCAACGTATCCTCCAGCACAACCACACCGTTATCTCCTGCCATTATGCAGCTCCATACATATCTGGCGGATACCAACACCCGCCCACCACCTCGATAACCCGGATGTTCCCCACTTGCTGCGGGCGGGCGATCTTGCCTTCATCCTCCAGCTTCTCCAGGTGATAAGCAACCATGCTCGTCGTCGTAAGCCCCGTCCCCAGCATCATTTCCCGGTACGTCGGACTGTTCCCATCGTGCGTCGACTTATAATCCACTATAAACTCAAACAGCTTTTCTCTCATTTCACACATAATCCCTCGCTTTTTCTTTTTCCGTTTTCGGTCTCCCGTCTCCGGTCCTTCTCCAATACCCCCTATCCCGCTTTTCAACCGGCACCCAATCCACCCCCAGCGCCTCAAACACATCCTTTTCTTCGGGCGTCTCCATCGCCTCTCTAGTCGGGATGGCAAACGGACCTTCCCCGTCAACCAGCCGCCACACCCGGCCTTCATTCACAGTCCGGCAGCTCATCCGCCCGCCCCCCTTTTGCCGGTCCGTCACCAGCCACTGGCTGAAGTCCGCGCTCCCCGTCCGCAGCGTAAAGATCACCGCCTGCGGATGCTCCCCGCATCTGCTGCCTCCGTCTCCACAAAAATCCGATTCACCCCACAGGTGATCCGCCAGGCCGCTTTCCATAATCGTTCCGCACCAAAAGCCGATCCAAACGCCCCTCGTAAATCTTCAAGCGTCTCAAAGCCCTCATCGGCCAGCTCCTCCGGCCGGATCTGCCCGGGTTCATGCACCACCGTCAGGTGCAGCACCACCAGATCATTGCCCTCGGGCGTCCACCCGATCCTCTGCCCCAGCCAGTGCAGCGGTTTATCATCCCGAAAAATCCGGGTCAAAAATCCTTGGTGCGTCCATTCGATCCGGTCACCCTTCTCAACCGGCACCATCATCGTCCTGGCCTCACCGTTTCGTAATCGTTCTATGCCATACACCACAATCTTTTCCATCAAAATCTCCTTTTTTGTCATTGCGAGCCTGCGACGCACTCCCCGAACCGTCAGCGGAGCGGGGATCAATCTCACAAATTCCACTTCTCCTCAAACTCACTCTGCCGATCCATCAACCACTTCCACCGTTCCCTGGCCTCCTGCTCTTCCCGCGTCGGGCACGGGCTGGACCAGTTGCACTTCGGCTCCAGCGCCTCCAACGATTTCAACCGCACCTCAGCTGCAGCATTCTCCCTTTCAAATTCTTCCTTATTGCACATGTTTTCCTCCAATCCTTTCCTTTCAACTTTAAACTTTCACCTGCACCCGTGTAGGAGTGTATATTCACCCTTTTCGAGTGTAGTTTCTTTACCCAAAAAACCTTCACAGACATCATTCACCAAAAGCATCAGAATCACCCCTAAAACCGCCATGGCAAAAAATTCTCGGTATCGCTTAGAAACCTTCAATAAATAACATATATACATATAAAATTGATTAAATAAGCCATTTTGATATGATCCAGGCCTATGTAAATTGCCTCGTCTGTGTAGGAGTGTAGGTTGTGTATATTTTCCAGGGTTGTGTAGAATATTTTGTTTTGTATTTCCCATCGTCGCACATGACAAAACAAATTTTCTTTCGGTCTCCAGGGCATAAAAAAACTTCATAATATTCACTCCTTCACTTAAAACGGTATCTTTTCCTGTTTTTGAGCATTTTTCTTTCCTTTTTCGATGTTTTCCCGGATCAAATCCACATCCAC